ACCTGCTAGTGCAATCTCTAAATGAGATTCTACATTATTTACCTGAATCAGGTTGTAAGGTGGATAGTTTTTTGTAGTTTCATGAAGATTGAATAGACGATCAAAGTATTCGTCCATACCAATGCTGTTCTTAGTGATCTTATCCATCAAGGCATTAAGATCCGCAGCAGTATACCTGGTGAGGTTAGTCATTATTGTAGCTCCTTTAAAAGCGAGTTTGTGTTTTGTGTACCCTTTCGGCGTACAATACTATTTAACCATAAAACGAAAAAGAGAGGTAGGGTGACAACCGTACCTCTCTTTAGGGTGTTCCGACTTTTGTAGAGACCGCACGAAAGGTCTCGGTATTATTTATTCAATATTTTACGAAGTCTTTCAAGAGCACTGCCTTGTTTCTTTATTTTTCTCTTGACAGCAAGAATTTCAGATTCACTACCAAAGTCTTGAATACTACCACCCCTTCCAACTGGTTTTTGATCGGAATGGTATCCGTCTTTTCCTCTATGTGAAATACCTTTACCGCCCTTAGGACCTTCAACCTGAGCTAAATTTCTTGGATCACTTCCATGAAACTTGCCGCCTGCTGCATCTTTTTCTCTTTTTTCTCTTCTCTGTTCTGGTGTCAATCCCAAAAATTCTCTAGCAGACTGGGCAATAGAGGTTAAATGGTGATGTTCTTTACCCCTACCAATTATAGTATCTCTTTTTTTATTACCTCTTCCTTTTTGTTTAGAGTCTAAATCGGAGTCAACATCAGCGAGTCTAGATGCTCTATTTTTTTGTTGATTAGTTCTTGATGATTTCTTTTTACTTCCATATGTCCTATTTCCATCTTTATCTCTACCAGTGCTATTAATCATAAAATCACCTGGATTTTCTCTAGCATCTATACTTGCTCTCACTTTATCCCATCTCGACTTTTCTATATCATTACCACTTTTTGGTCGATTAACTTCAGAAATAAATTCCTTGAACGTTTTCATGTCACAAAAAAAGGGGGTGAAATACTCACCCCTATTTATCATTGTGCTTCTGGTTTCTTCTTCTTACCAATGTTATACTTACTCTCAAGAACCCAATCGCCCTTATCCTTATAAGAAAGAACTTTAATTTGATTCAGAGGAGCAACATCAGTAATAGATTCTGGTTTGACTACCGAAACCAAACCCCAATCGGAAATTAGGTTAATAATTCTATTGCGTCTTTGAACATCATTCACTGTAAGATTTGCGTGTTTACCGTCAAGAGCAAACAACTCTTTAAAGTGGACAATGTAATAACGACCTTGTTTGTGAAGAATATGACAAGACTGATATATTTTCTTCTCTTTCCTAGAAGCAACACCAATACGAGTCAAAGTTTCACGAACTTTTAAAAAATCATCGGGTTCATTCAGAACTACTTCAACCATTTGATCTTGTGACCAACTGACTTCAGGTTCAACGAAGGTACTCATCTTTTGCCTCCAACATCAAGTTTCGATTTGATATGATTAATTTGATCTTTAGTTAGAATCTTCATCGCTTGTTGAGCCTTTTCATTACTATAACCATAGTACGATTTTACTGCATCAAGATCTTGAATTTTCTCTTTTTTAAGCCACGGAGAAAATCTTTTCCGTTTCCTGATGGTATTTAGTAAAAAATCATATTGTAGTTTTGATGGCAACTGATGATTGAGGTTCATCTCATTTGCAAACATAATTGTATCAACAAAACCAGAGAGACACTTATTAATAATAAAAGGGGGATATCCCTTCTCAAGTGAATGATCTTCATCAATCAAATTCTTTTTCGTCTGATTGATCGAGTTTAACCAGTCCTTCAATTCCATTGAAATTCTCTCATGTAATGTTCAATACTCATACCAAATTTTTTTGCCTGGAGTTGATAATATTTGGTACACACATCAACTTCTTCTTGAGTCCAACCCTTTGGGTGTCTCCATACGGCAATATCAATTGTTTTCTTACCGATTTTCTGTTTATTGAATTGAATTAATTTTGGTCCCATTATCGAATAATATCAATTTCATCTGGGTTTGAATTCCAAGTCTCAACCTTGGTGCGAAGTCTACCTTCAGACTTCAGTTTTTCATATCGGTTAGAAGCTTTCTTTTTCCACCACTGGATCAGATTCTCCATATGGAACTTGTCATAGTTTTGACCAGTGCGAAGAACATCCTGTTCACCAAGAATCACTTCCCGTGCATTCTCGAAACCATAATCAGACATATAGAAACGTTTCTGTTCAGTCAGATTTTTTGCACTTACAATCGCAGTCTGGAACTCCACAGCCTTTTGAGAAGGTAAGTTTTTCTTGATCAGAGAGATCATCTTTTGTTGAGTCTTGAGTTTGCGACTCGATGCGTCCTCCTTCACCAGACTCTTGTTCCCGTTGCGTGCTATAAACCATTTGTTCAACTCCTGGAAGATATCGTCATGCAGAAGAGGAGTAAAATCACTTTGAGTGAGTCCCCGATACCTCATGTAGGGTTTGAGTCCATCATACTGAGAGGATGACTTTGTAGACCCGTACAGAGAGGTAGTCTCAAAGAGACAGATGTCTGCATCATACTTACTATTTAATGTCTCACGAGCAGTATGTGAACAACAAAGAAGAGACAGGAGTTTACCACCAAGACAGTTAAACCCGAACGGTTGAGTGGGAACAATAATGAATCCCATGATCGCATGACGATTGAACCGACTCAATTCTGGAGTCCGACCCAACCAATCATTACGAGGTTTAGAGTTAATCGTAGGAGAACCGAAACGACAGAATCCAAGGATTTTGTTCGTGTTCATTTCTTTGACAATCCACTTCAAGGACTTCCCAGGAATGGAGTCTTCAATAGCGTGAGACGTAGTAATCTGCAGTCTCTCACTAAAGTATTCGTTACTAAATCCACCCTTGACACCAGCGGTATACACTTTGATGTCCATATCTTCAGGGTGCATGTCGAATGCATCAAACATGTCATCTTCAGGACCCATACCCAGAAGAGACGTTTGCATCTGACTCATTCTGTCAAGTTTAACATTACGCAAGTATTCATCGATACGTCCCATATTAGAGAAGTAATCAATGAATTTGTCTGCTGCATATACTGCATCAATTTCACTTAAATTCATATCTTAAGATCACAAACTTCATATTCAAAAATGGATTTTTCCCTCTCAGTAAATCCAGTACCATACAGTTTACCACATTCAAATGGAATTTTCCTAACAGAATCAATTTTACCTTTAGTATATCTATCAACAGGAGGGTACTTCAAAATATCATCTTTCCTAATTCGAATGAATTTAGTAAGACTATAATTAAAAAATATCATTACAAACTGATTATGTTTTAAAAACTTCTCTTTTCTCTGCAAGAAAGAAATATATCTGTAGTTACTAGGCCAATCCATGTTCCATTGAGACCACCTTTCAACATCTACAGCATATTTCAATTTTACCATCTCATCAAAAACACCAAGATCGACCCCATACTTTCCATATGGTTTTTCTATAATTCGATCAGAAGTTTCGGAATGAGACTTAAGGAACTCAGAAATAATAGATATTTCTTTCCCATCGTCAAAGGAATCCTCCCTATCGGAGTAGGATCCAAAGTTTCTAATATCAGTTTTGGTAATGATGTCCGTCATTTTAAAGAATCAGTTTCTTTGCTTCTGGAGTAACAATTGTACTTCCACCATAAACTTCATTGTATTTGGTTTTAACTGCAGGATCAACTTCTGCAACATAGATGATATGAGTTTTAGCGATACACAACTCTGGAATTGACCTATCAATCACTGAAGCCCATGGAGCAAATCCAACCCTACCATCAGGACTTGGAAGAACTACCAGTCCATTCTTCAGAGTAACGAAGTTATCATCTTCAGAAATAAGTTCTGCAATGACTTCTTCGCCCGTTGCAATACGAAATAGTTTTACTTCAATCATTATTAATCAAAAGTTAAAGGGGTTGACATGTCCAACATAGGTTGGAGTTTACCGAAGTTGACTGCATTTTCAGAAAAAGATAGTTGCAATGCTTCGAGAATTTTAAGAATGTTTTCTTCTGGATTTTCCTTGAACTTCTCAAGATCCAGAGCAAAGTATTCGGTCTTATTCATTTAAAATCACACTCCACCATAATTTCGGTTAACGCCGCCAAAAGATTAATTTCTTGATCGGCAACGAAGGCAATCTGATACTGATACTTAGCAATAATAAGAACAGCGGCAGGAATAGAACTAGCGACAAGGGATTCGTAACAAGCGTCATAAACGCGACGCAAAAGTACACCAGAATCATTATCCAAATTATTAACGACCCACTTGCGTACTTCAGGGAAGTTCTTTTCCTTAAGGTTTTTAACCAATGCATTGACATTAACATCAGAAAATTCAGCTAGAATTGCAGAA